ATAACCTTTACTTGTGGTAGCAACGCATCAGCGCCACCCAAATAATTTTTTGACACCTCAACCTGGACACTCGGGCTCGTCGTCCCGATGCCGACGTTTCCGCTCTTTATTACCATACTTGCCCCAGCAAACGTTGATGTGTTAGTAATGCTTCCTCCAAGCCCCACATTCCCAGACGTATGTAATGAAAGAACATTAACGTTGCCAGAACTCAGAATGGCATCATCGCTGCCATCAGCCCAAAAATATATTCCATTAGTTCTCCCAGCATTTGTTACACCCAATCCTTGATTAAATGCGTTTGATAACTGTGCTATTTCCAACCGTCCATAAGTTGGGTCAGTTCGTCCGATACCAACCTTTCCCGTAGAATCATCTACAAAAAAATCGGTTCCACCAACTTCTAAATCACCAATTACATCCAAAGCAGAACTTGGCTCCGTCGTCCCGATGCCGACGTTGCCGCCCCCTTTTATCGTGACCAAATCAGTTAACCAATTTCTAAAAGCAATAGCAACTTGGTTATCCGTAATAACTCCATCATTTGTTGGATTTGCTGACTGTAATACGAAAGAAGGTGCACTATCTACCATTTCAGCAGTCCTTAATCCCCTAAACAACATCCCACTAATCGTATCGCCAACTGGTTTCCCAATGATTGCAGGAAGAAAATCGCTTGTATCGGTAGTACGGGAAGTTAATCTCACATATCCCGTTCCTCTTGTAAGGGTAATTCCATTATCTTGCACATTTCCAGACGCACCCAAATCAACATCAAGTTTTGTTCCCGGTCCCGTCGTCCCGATACCGACGTTGCAATTACTAAAAGACACAAAGTCAATTGTTTCGTCATCAAATTGGATTAGACCCTTGCCAGTTCCAAGCCCTAAAGTAGCGCCATCACTTACAGTAGCAGAGGTGGTAATAGTAGGAGTAGTCAAGTTCCAAGAAGTTACCGCTACTGAATCATCTATAGCCCAATTTCCACCTGTTATTGTGATATCCCCTATATCTTCATCAGGCATATCAGAAGCAGAAACCTGCCCTGCTCCAGTCCCCCAGTCAATATGAGTATCTTTGACATTATCAGTCCCTGCGGTTTTTAGAGCAAGGGGGTCACTTTCTGTTCTCTTTACCATATTGCCTTCAACCCTTGTTGCTATTAACAGTAATAAAAATGCAAGCAGTATTTTCTTCATACCTTCCCCCTCTGTATCTCTATAAGTATATCATTCAACCTCTGTGCCGACAAGTCCCAAGTGAATTTTTTATGTATATACTCACTTGCTTTAAAACCTTTCCTTACCGCTTCGTCATAATGCGACATAACGTAAATGACTTTCTGCATTAAATCTTTTGTATCTGGCAGGAACGTCTTGGTTTTTAAGTTCTCATAGTTATCTAATGTCTGCGGTTGGACTGAATACTTTATACTATAACCTACTTCATCATTAAAAAAATCGGCACAACCAGTCACAGGGGTTGCTATTGAGGGACACCCTGTTGCCATCGCTTCGCACAATGTTAATCCCCAACCTTCTCCCAAAGTCGGAAGAATAAACAGGTGTGCCGAATTATACAGTTCCACCAGTTCGTTAAGAGGTAACTTCCTTGTATCATAAATTATATTTTTATGAGTTCCTAATACCTTTAACATATTAGCATAATAAGGTTTAGGTATTCTCCTGAACATTCTTAAAAATGCCAACCTTACATTGTCCTTATACATAATCTCTTTACGCCTTATCCAAGCGTTAATCAATGTCTGTTTCCAGTTCATCTTCGGCATAGTCGTTTTCATATACACTTCACAACTTGGCATTTGTTCAAACACCTTTATAAGTTCCAACATAAATGGATAACCTTTACGTGGATTTGGTGCACCACACCATAATATCCTGAACTTTACCCCATTATTCTTCGTAGGTATTATTCTTTTATGAAACGGAAACTTATCTGGCTCTATACCTTCCCTGCATACATATACAGGCGCAGAAGTATATTTCCTGAATAAATCCCTACAATAAGTGCTTGGGACTATAATAGCGTCTGCCTTTGCTATACCCCTGATATAACTATTAGGCAAATCAGCAAACTCCCACATTGTAAACAAGATATTCTTTTTACCTATAACAGGTGTAAAATTATCGGCAGGCGTGATAGTCAATGCCCATTCTGCGTTATCGTCATAATCCATATACTTTTCGGAATACTTCCTCATCATAGAATTGTGCTGATTATATCCGTAAGCATTTGCCACCTGATTATGAATAGGCGTAGCCCAATGTAATTTTATTTTTTGCATATTATTCCTTTCGTTATTTCCTTCATAGGGACGTCGCATTTAACACACTTTACTTTTGTCCCTGCCGAAGTATGGACTTCCTGAAAACATATCGGACACCTGTAAATAGATTTGTTTGACATCATACGCACCACCTTTTGCAACCTGCAAAGTGAAACATCATTATTTCTTCGTTCCTGATAGTATTGATTAACGTTCCGTCCTCTAACATCTTAATCTTTGGTTTAGGTTGATGTTCTGCCCAATACCTATCTCCTTCTCTCCAACCTCTGAACTCTACCTTTAATTTTCCGCTATCTCTTGCGTCCAATACAACTGGCGTAAACATTAACTCATCAAGCGCTGTATAAACATTTCCGCTTAATATCTTTTTCCAGTCGTGGATTTTTTCAAACAAATGGTTTACCTCAAACGAGTTCCTCAATAAACTGAATATACCGTTCATCTGGTCGCAACAACCATCTCGTCCAACCAACCTTCCGTTTATCTTCCCTATATCTTTGTCCCTGTCATTACCGAATATATCCAAGTCCTGCAAGAACTCGTCACTACAAAAATGGTCTAATCTTCCATAAACTACGTCTATATTCGTATATCCCCAAAACTCATAGTCCTGTATGTAATCAGCAAAGATAATGCCAAACGCAGGGTGGAACTCTCCTACCGCCCTGCCATCTACGTTCATCTTCGCTTTAATATCGCAAACTACCCCTAACTTTTCTCTTATAAGATACTCCAATGCCTTTATATCCATAGGGAGAACCTTGACATTACCCCTTCCCTTAATCGCTTGGTCTGTTGCTATAATCCAATGCCAACCATATTTTTCAAGAGTATTGCAGTTATCAATATACTTCTCTACCCAGTCATAAGTCCTTCCAAATATGTCTAATACAAATACCTTTTTCAGCATATAAAATACTCTGGTCTATTATAGACCGCCTCAAAGTTTACTTTCGCAAAAGCATACCTCTGCGTCGGATATTTACTCAATGCCTCGTTCTTTAAGTGTATTTCTGCCTTCGTCGGCTCTACCACATTACCTTCCTCTATAAACCAACTCTTATTTGAATAGGTAGAATACTGCCTTAACTTTTCAGGGAATAATTTTTGTGCAACCTTGCCCACTATATCGTGGTCTTTATGCCCGTGCTGTATTGCAGGTGCATAAAGTATATCTGGTTGTAAACTCTTAACCCTTTCCGTTAATACTTCTTCCGTAAGGTCAATATCTTTTATTCCCAAGAAAACAACAGGTGCACCAAGTAATTTCATTGCTTCTATGCTTTCCTGCCTTCTGACCTCTGCATTTATCCCCTGCCTGTAACTATCTGTCACTACTATAACCAATGGCTTATACCTCATTATAGTATATGCCACGTATAAACATTCGTCATCATTGTGGGGGCTCAGGACTACTTCAAGCATACTTTCTCCTTATGGGGACACTTACCATAATATTGTTTTGCACAATTACAGTTAAAGCATAATAACTGAAATCTATCCTTTGGATAATTATTCTTTCTTAACCAACAATACAATTTTTCAGCAGAACGTATATTCAAACTTCTCCTGTGTTCTGCACCATCATTATAAATATGGTCTATTGTTAAAAACTTTTGCTCTGTTTCTCCGCAACACATACACTTGTTACCATACGCATTTAAAACATCTTTGCGTAATTTACGTCTTGTTTTTATCCTACTTGCTAAAACTTTATCATAATTTTTCTTACGCCATTCCTTTTGATAACGTCTACGCGCTAATACTACTTCTAACATAAAATACTCCTGTCAGGAGTTCTTTGCACCTTACCTTGATATATTCAAATGGACAGGTGTCTATATGTGACTGTATGCTTAACTCTGCACCGCCTATTTTATCATCAACAAAATTGTCTGCTATAAATACTATCCTCATCTTATAACCTTTTCCTTGCAAATGGCAGTAAGGTTTCTTCTTGGTTTCCTGCATTATAGATTTCAAAGCCCTCTTTCTCGTAAAAACCTTTGACCCTATTAAGTTCCCTTAATAACCACGCCTCTCCATATCTTAAAGGGTCAACCGTGCCTGAACCGTAAAAATGGTTACATTCCCCTTTGTAGATTAAATCGCACCCTGCTATACATACTTCCAAGTGCTTGCCAACCTTTACTGCGTTATTTAACAGAATTGTCAGAACGTTGAGTATCATTGTCCCCGAACCATTATCTTTCTCATATTTATATATATCAGGGAAATCTTTGAGGACTTTTTCAGGAAACTTATCCCTGAATTGGTTTATTATCCTTCTCGTAGGATAAAATGACCCTGTTTCTCCAAAGTCCGACCCTATACATATCACGTGAGTATTACCGAAATCTATTACCCAAGCGTTATTGATAGCGACTAATTTATACCCTGCGTCAAGATACACTTTTCCCCTGTCGGCATACCACTTCTGAATATACGGTGCTGAACCGATAACCAGATACTTTAACACATTTGCCTCGCTTATTAGTTTTAAGCAACCCACCATCTCTGATGGGTTGCATTAAAGCCAACAAACTTTAAGACGCCGCAGTCATTATCCTTACAAATGCGGTAGAACGCCCTACTGCCAAAGCCCAACGTGTTGCTATTCTGAACCCTGTCATATAGGTAGTAAATAGACCATAAGGGTCAACGTCAAGCGTAGTTCCGCCTAACCTTCTCCCTATAATCATTTTCTTCCAATTACCAAATACTGCCAGAGCAGTAGAAACTGCCGACGTATTGGTAATCTTGGAACTCACTATATATGGATACCCATACAGAGTGTTAGGCACTAATCCGCCTAAATCAGCAAAGATAGGACGGCTCTGACTATCTTTCAAAGTCCTCGCATAGTGCAGACCTATCCTGTTGATTACAAACCTTGCGTTTACAAGGTCGCCCTGTGCTAACTTGTAAATCGCAGTAGAAAAATCATCTGCTATTAAAGCAGAGAAGTTCGTGGAAGTCGTGGCAAACACGACTGAATATCCACAAGCGGCAGTAGTAAGACCGCTTATGGGGGTTCCTGTCCCTGATAATACCTGATTATCCAGTTCCAAAGCAACTGCATAACCAAACTGCTCTGACAAAATGCCAACTACGTCCATTGCACTATCCATCAGGAGTTCATTGGTAACGGTTGCCAGTCCGTCTAATCTTTTTGCGTCCAAATCAACCTGTGCAAAGGTTGGTTCGCCTGCACTAATAGTTCCGCTTTCTGGCGTAGTCCACGCAACAGAAGCGAGTGTCAATTCAGAAGGTAAATACAGTTGGTCTGTATTCATATTCAGAACTGTGCATTCCTTTAATGCAAAGGTCTGGTCACGACCAAGCATTACCATATCCCAAAGGAACTCGTCTGGGACAAGATAACCGCCATTTGCACCTGTTCCTTCCGTCATATTCGCTTTGGTGTAAAACT